GTCAGCACTTAACCACTCATCATGGCGACTACCGTTTCCGACCTAACTTGACCCATAAGTCTGCATGATGGCCACATGCATCAACTTATGTCTCATCATCATTAATATGAAAGGTTAGGCCTGGTCATCTTAATCTGATTATGGTGATGAATGAGAAAATATCATACTCATTTTGTTATACCTTTTCGTAGGTTTGGATACATTTTCATGAGCATGGTTCCTACTAACCTTTGTTTATAATTTTATCTCGCATCCTAGCCAAATGGTAATATGATTACTCGTTAGAGCCGTGTATATGTTGGGCGATTTACGAAACAAAAGTAATAAACATACCAGTGACTCCTCGTGACTGTAAAGAGGAATATCTATCCATATCATATTCTAATTAAGTGATCTTGGATTTGAATTTAGGATTACTTGATTATGGTCTCTTTTCCTAAACGTCTAATTTGCCTTCTTTTCAGCAACTGACACAGCTGGCTGCCCAGGGTAGTGGGGAGGATAGCTACAATAAACAATGAAAAGTAGTTCAGTCTTATACAAAGGCCAAAATATTGGTTCATCAGGTATTACTTCTAATATCCAGGCTGATTCTACAGATAACTTGGTTGGAGCTCTAGGAAAGTTCTCCAAGACCTCGGGTATACCGCGGTCGAGTTCTTCTCCTTTCAATGTTCCTATGCCGAATGTTAAACGAAATAATCAGCGTTTCTTGCAAATCATGTCGATACTGCGTCAATACGTGGAATTGACATTCCAAGGTTCTGAACCTTCAACTCGTGATGCCTTCACTGACATATTTACATTCTTAGATAATGCATATAACTCTCTCGATCCTAAGTCTTTCTGTGATATCGTTGGTATATTTGGTAATTGATTCAAAGTATTTGCTTTAAGTGGAATCTCAGAGCAGGGGGATATTCCCCAAGCTTGGTGAAATTCTGCCTCTCAATGTCCTGGTCCTCTTGTTCATGTGGTCTTCTTAGTTAAACAAACCCGTTCAGAAATGATGCTTCGTCAAATTATAAGAGCTACTATATCACTGCTTTCTGTTCACAAGGTCCTTGTCGTCCCAACAGCACCTAGCTTCGATTCAATAACTGGAAAGTTCACTGGAACAGATGAAAATGCATCTTCCTTTAACTTTGAGAGTTTATTCGGAGTTCTCGGTCTGTCGATATCTTCTATACGTGAAGAGTGATCAAGATTGTGTGAATCACATCACTTCCACGAGTCTCAATCTGCTGGTCCCAATGGTCACGCTATCTGGTCTTCTCATCTTGATGCCTATGAAATAGGGGCTGATGGAAAGATTTCAGAGAACGTTAATGGTCTTGCTGCTGCTATTGGTTTCACTAAACTTACGGAACGTCTGAAAAACGTGTTATGGATCTTCTCAACTTTTGATACTGGCAGCGAAGGCTGAACAGGTGGTTCTCATTCTAAATTACATGTACTATTCGAGAAAGGGGCAAAGGCCAGAATTATCGCCATAGGGGATTATTGGTCTCAGTGTGTTCTTACTTCTTTCCATGATATCTTAGCATTTTGTTTACGTTCATTACCTTGTGACTTTACCTTTGATCAAGATGCTGGATTTGAAAAAGTTCGTCAACTTACTAAGGATTTTGGTGCTGTATTCTCATTGGATTTATCGAAGGCAACCGATCGTATTCCATTAAAGGCGCAAGTCCGTATGATGGCTACACTCCTTGGAAGCACAGTCATCGCTGAGCTCTGAGGAAAAGTTCTGTCTGAGAGACAGTTCTCTACTGAGAACGGTCACAAAGTTCGTTACGCCGTAGGTCAACCTATGGGGTTCAAGTCTTCTTTCCCTGCTATGGCTCTTTTCCATCACTGTGTAGTTGCACAAGCAGCACATCTGTCTGGTCTAAACACCTTTACAGATTATGCTATTTTAGGAGACGATGTTGTTATAGCTAATGCTCAAGTAGCAGAACAATATCGTGCTATCATGTCTGAGCTTGGTGTGGAGATCTCTCCTATCAAGACTGTTTCTTCTGTTGTTGAGAATTATATCGGTGCTGAGTTCTGTTCACGTCTTGCATTAAACGGTCACGAGGTAACCGGATTACCGGTTAAAGCACTCGTTGAGTGTGTTCAGGAGCCTAAGAATGCCGTGTCAGTGTGGGATGTTTTACAGAAGCGTGGTTTATTTGCAGGTCAGGTAATTTGGGATTTCATGGCTATCTTCCTTCCTGAGAAGGAGATCAGTCAATTGGCTATGTTAAATGCCTTACCGTCTGAGGTTTCAGGAATTCAACGTCCTGTACCTCTTGAAGGTGCGGCAGGTTTATCGGAGGCTGCTCTTGTGGAGAAGGGTTACACTTTCGCCGATATTATCAATTTCTATTACTATGTTTTACTCTCAGAGCAAATGGCAAAAGTCGATACTGTTGCTAAGAAGATGTCCAACTTTATTTCTATTCTATCCACTGATGGTGCAACAAAACCGGAAGGGATGGGGTCTCATCTGGCTGGAACCCACCAGTCACTTGATGTTATAGTTTCATCTAACTCTGCAAAGGTAGAGTCTGCTGCTAAAGGTCAAATCACACACCCAGTTCAAGATGTGGTTCGTCAAGTTGGTGCTAAAGTCGTACGTGTATTAAATCTCTTCAATTCCTCTGCTCTCGATTACCGTAAACTGTTAAACTCAGGTGCTCTCGATGCTCTTAACTTCAGCTTGGATCAAAAGGCTACATATGTTTCTTCTCCTCGTACACTATTTGGTGATCGTCGTGTCTTAGCAAAAGTCTTCACTTTAATGAAAAAGATGAAGAATTCTCAGGATAGCAAAACTGTTTCATTCACTGGTTCAATTCAAGGAGTTTCTCATCTTTGGTTAATGAAAGTAACTCTGGGTGGAAAACTTGTGGTGACCCCACACACACCTAAGATTACTATGATCTCCGAAGGGTTCCAAACAAGAGTCAAAAATGTGAAGAAAACTTCAACTTTTGATGTTATCTTGTAATCTCAGTCTCACCTATGTTTTCTCATGTCGAATCTGGTTCTCT